AACAACATAAACTGGTATAATTGTATTAGTGCTTGCAGTTAATTGGGGAGGGACAAAGTCTCTCCCCTCTTCATTGGTCTTAAAACAATGTGACTCAGGTATTTAATAGAATTTGGAGGTGATTGTGTTGACAGGAACAGAAATTTTAACTGCCATTGGTTTACTTTTCGGCGGTGGAGCCGGTGGTGGAATACTATCCATGTGGGGAATGAATAAGAAACTATCACTAGAGAAGTCATTGAGTGATACTGCAGCAGCAAAGCAGTTCAGGGATGAACTTAGAGAAGAAATGGCCTCTATGCGTAAAGAACTAAAAAGACAAGGGGCGGAATTGTCTAAGTGGAAGGATAGTTATTACATCGTAAGAAGGTACTACTTCCTTGTAAGAGAAGACCTTGAGTCAGCAGTTAAGCAGTTACAGGAGCACGGTGTCAGTGTAGAAATAAGGGCACTCCCAGAACCAGTATTAGAGTATGACGAACCCTTGGAGGTTAATGATGAGAGCACTTGATGTTTCTGCCCCTCTTGCTTCATACAAAAGAACAGAAAATGGCGGGTGGGAAATGAATGTAAAACTAATCGGCCGGTGTTCTTTAAGTGAACAAGAACTATTATCAGTAAGAGAAGCAATGAGTAAGGTAGTAGAAGAACTAGAAAGGTGGAGGAGGGAAGGTCAATGATTGTTTCAGGACAAGTTTCGTCGGTATTCTTACAGAGAAACCTTAAGCAAGTAATAGAAGAGTTCGGAGAAGAATCAATCACAAACGTAGAGACTAATAGTTATGGAACGACGGTGTATTTTGAGGTAGAAGTATTCACAGTAGAAGAAGCAGTAGAGGTCAATAGAAGAATCGCAATGATCAGTGGTCAGTAGTTGTACTGGGCTTTTTAATACACTCTAATAAACTGTCTAATACATAAGACACCAAGAACACATGTGTCTTAAATAAAATAATGGAAGGAATTGATCATGAAATGAGTAACAAGAGGTACACTGAAAAGCAAATAAATGACTTTATTTCACTGGCTCAAGAGGTAACTCCAGGTCGTGCAATGAGAGAATTAGGCTATCCAGGATCCTATGCAACTGTAATGTCATGGTATAAAGCAAGGAATGTTACACCAAACATTAATGAAGCAATGGCGGCGGTGAAGAAATACCACCTATTCAAAGAGAATGATGATGCCCTCCTTGTAGCAGAAGAAGGTATGGATAGAGTTCTTGATCAACTTAGAGAAGAGTCAGTCCTAACACCTGATGAATTGAAGAAATTGTCTGAGGCATACTCGAAGTTCACTCAAACATGGCTGTTGTTGAAGGGTAAAGCCACGACAATCAATGAAAGTAGAGAGACAACACAGGCAGACCTTGAAATTGCAGAATTAATTAATGCACAGCGTGCTAAGAATGCAATGATAAATGATCATGAAACAATGATGTGAAATAAAAACCTGTGAAAAAATCCCATGAAACCCCCATGGGGCTACGAGGTGGGGCGAGGCGAGGGAACAAATCGGGGGGCAATAGCGCGAAATGGATTCCTTTTTTTCGTTACTCTATAAACACATTTCAAAAATTTTAAAAATTGGGCTTTTGGTGGCCCATAGAAAGGAGTAAATAAATTGAAGGTTACAGAACTAATTGGAGACATTGATCCTAGGCTTCTTTTGACTGCAGAGGGAAGACGCGAGGCGACAAAGTACAACCCTTTGTTGTTTGCAGCAGTCTATTTTCCTCATCATTTGAAGGACACCAATGGTGAAATGACTGTATGTGACTTCCACCTTGACATTCTTGAATGGTCTAAGGTTTGGTGTAAGCCATTAAAGAAAAGTAAGGCACATAGGGATACATTTATTGCTCCAAGGCAGTCTGGTAAAAGCACTTGGACCTTTTTATTGCTTCCTATGTGGGCTGCCGCCCATGAACATCGTAGGTTTGTCGCTGCGTTCTCAGACAGTGAAACTCAGGCCATTACTCACTTGAACACCTTTAAGACTGAATTGGATGTTAATGAACTTCTTGCCAATGACTTCCCCGATTTCGTTGCTCCTGCCCGTGCTTCAAATGTTGGTCGTGCTCTGATGCACAATAGAAATCAAATCAAGCAGGCAAATGGGTTTATTTTCATGGCAAAGGGAGCAGACAGTGCTGCCCTTGGAATGAAGGTTGGAGAGTTCCGTCCTGACGTTCTACTCTTTGATGACATTGAACCTGGGGAGAGTAACTACAGTGAGTATGAGGCAGGCAAGAGAAAGGAAACTCTACAGTCTGACTTGTTCTACCTTAACGACTTTGCAATTGTAGGTATTGTGGGAACCACCACGATGCCTAACAGTCTTATTGATCAAATGAGAAAGGTGAATGACCTTAGGGATGGGTGGGAAGGAACGACTGACGAACTTAGAGAGTCTCTTGACCAGGAACTTCGCTGGGTGATTGATGAAAACATAAATGTTCATTACTGGCCTGCCATCCTTGTTGATGACAATGGAAGAGAGAGGTCTTTGTGGCCTGAGCGGTGGTCCCTTGAAGACCTGAATCGTGAGCGTCACACCAGACAGTTTGCAAAGAACATGATGAATAGGCCAGTATCACTTGATGGAGGATACTGGGAAGACAACGACATTATTATTGGAAATGACACATTTGGAAACACTATGATTTCTGTAGACCCTGCTGTGACTACTGGCAAGAGAAGTGACTACACCGGCATTGCTGTTGTCAGTCGTGGGGAAAGTGGAAAGGTATACGTACGTCATGCAGAGCAGGTGAAGTTGTCATCAACAGAACTGAAGGATCACGTTGTAGAACTTATTGAAACTTATTCTGCTACCCTTGTATATGTTGAAACAAATCAAGGTGGTGACTTGTGGAAGCAGGTGTTTGCTGGTGTTCCTGCTAAGTTCAGGGCCATCAGGCAGACGGAGAAGAAAGAAATTCGTGCTGCCGCCGCTCATGACTTCTATAGAAAGGGGAAGGTTGTTCACACTGGTCACTTCCCTACCCTTGAAGAGCAAATGTTTGCGTTCCCTAAGGTTGCGCATGATGACGTACTTGACGCAGTTGTCTCTGCTGTCTTGTATTTCAAGAAGAGTAGTGGCAACAAGGTATCAGTGAAAACATTTAAGTACACGGAGGTTTAATTTTATGCCAATTTTGAAGGAACAGGTGTTGGCTGTCCTTGAGGGTCGTAGAGACTATCAGACAGCCCTTGAGTATTACAATGGAGACATCCCAGAGGTGTTCACTACAGCAAAGTTGCGTGCTGCTTATGCCCGTCTTAAGGAAAATCCACGTTTGAACTTCACCAGAACAATCGTGAACGTGGTCAATGACCGGCTAGAGGTATCAAGTATCAGCACTGGTGATCCAGCACAGTCAGAGTTCATCAACAAAGTCTGGGAAAGCAACGAGTTGGACATTGAGGCCAACATTATTCACAGAAATGCTTTAATTTTTGGTGAGTCGTTCGCCCTTGTTTGGGTTGATGATTCTGGTGATTGGTTGGTGGCTGGGCATACTCCACTAAGCATGGCCCTTGTCTATGACACTGAGAACCCAAGGATCAAGTCTTATGCAGTTAAGTTGTGGAAGCATGACAGCAAGAGTCACAGGCTTAACCTTTACTACGCTGATAGAATTGAAAAGTATTCTGCCAGGGTGACTGATGTTACCGAAGGTACACAGTGGACAAGAATTGGAACAGAGGACAACCCTTTTGGACAGGTTCCAGTTTTTCATTTCAGGACTGACAGGCCAAAAGGTCGTCCAGAGCACTATGACGCATATGGTGCGCAGGATGCCGTGAACAAGCACTTCATCAACTCAATGATTAGTGTTGACTATCAGGCTGCACCTCAGCGTTATGCATTGGCTGATGCGGGTAGTAGCAATGAGGCAGACGACTTTAATGATGGTGACACAGACAGAGAAAACACTAACGCTCTTAAGTCTGACCCAGGTAACGTCTGGTACATGAAGGGCATCAAGGGTGTTGGAGAGTTCAAGCCAGCCGACCCTGACGTCTTCTGGAAGCCTATTATGAATGCTCTTCTTGCTGCAGCAGCACTTACATGCACCCCAATGCACTATTTTGATGTCGGAAAGGGTGGCCTTTATGGAGCAGCAATGAGAGTTGCTGAGGCTCCTATGCTAAAGAAGGTAGGAGACAGAAAGTTGGCCTTCGGTCACGCATGGTCTGACCTATTTAAGTTCATCCTTCTTGCAGAAGGTATCGCTTCAAAGGTGGATGTGTTCTGGAAGGAAGTAGAAAGCCTTGATGAGAGTGAGCGTTGGGACATTACTTTGAAGAAAGTTAACGCAGGTTTGTCTCACAAGCAGGCTCTTCGTGAAGGTGGATACTCTGAAGAGCAAATTGAGGCCATTATGGCTGAGAGAAAGGCCGAAGCCGATGAAGGTTTGTACTACCAGAGGGTTGCACAAACTAGGGTGAATGTAAGTAATTCAGAAACTAACACAATAAATGGTGTGAACTAACATGGAGGACACAATGGAAGACAAGAATGTCGTGCAAGAATCAGAAATTAGGGATCCTGCGGCGGTGCTGAAGGCACTGGAACAGGCAAACAAGGAAGCAAAGTCCTATAGAGAGAACATCCAAACCCTTACATCCCAATTGGAAGAGAGTAGGAACAGGGTTAAGGAACTAGAAGAGGGCGGGAATCCTTACAAGGAGTTGGCAATTAAGGCAAATGTAAGGCTTTCCCTTGCTGAATCCAATGTCAAGGACACTGAGAGGATTCTCAGGTTTCTTGATTTGTCAGGAATTGAAATTGATGAGTCTGGAAAGTTGGTAGGACTTGATGAAAAACTGACAAGCCTGAAGACTGACATCCCAGAACTATTTGATGTCAAAAGAAAGGTAGCAAACAAGGCCGATGCGTTCGCAGGTGGCGAAGCAAAGGTAGAAAAGTCAATCACAGAACAGCAGGTTGACTTAATGTTCGGTCGTTAATGATAATGGTGTATACTTTTATCATTAGGCCGCACAACTTACGGACGTTTGTGAATGCGGTATCAACTTGAGACTGGACAGTCTCACGTTTTTCCCGCAGTAAAGAATAAAAAACAAACTAATTTTAAGGATGTGTAATAAATGGCTAGAACAGACGCAAGCACGTCAAATGGATGGATTCCAGAACCAACCTCCTCTGAGGTTCTTACCCGTATTTACGGTGAGAGTGTTGTTGAGCAGGTTGCGAGACGTGTACCAATGTCTTCAAATAACGTTCGTGTTCCACGTTTTGAGCACGCTGGTGTATCCATCGTTGCTGAAGGTGCACAAATTCCAGTCCAGGATGCGACACTAGACAGTGTTCTTCTTGAGGCAAACAAGTGGTCTGACAGAATGACGATTTCTGTTGAAGACGACAGGGACAGTATTGTTTCAATCATCGATCAGTTCAAGCGCTCATGGGCAGACTCATTTGCAAAGGAACTTGACAACGCCTGCCTTGGTGTAACAGCCGCTTCAACAGGTCCAGGTACGACAGTTCCATTCGAAAGTGTCTACCGCAAGGTATCCCAGGCGGCAGACTCTGCTACAAGGCTTATTCCTACGACTGGTGCGCTTGAGTATGAAATGCTTAATGATGCATTCGCAGTTCTTGAGGATGGTGACCACAACGGAAACCTAGTGGTTATCGCTCACCCAGCATTTGCTGGACAGTTGAGAAACCTAAAGGACTCTGCAGGAGCAAGAGTTGTTGCAGACCCTCTAGCGGCAGGAGTTCCAACCATTTTCGGTTACGAACTTCGCTTCTCCAAGGGTGCTCGTAAGCACGCAACTGCCACTCACGCTCCAACTGGTAACCCATTGCTTATTGTGGGTAACCGTGAACACCTTATTCTTGGTGTGCGTGATGGTGTAGAGAGTGCAGTTTCCGACTACCGTTGGGACTACGACGAGCGTGAGGTAAAACTACGTGCTCGTAGAGCATTTGCTGCTGCAACTGCTAACGCTTTTGTTGTAATCGAAAAGTCACCATCAGCCTGACGCTTGATTACTATTTGGTCTGGGTGTCTGATGGCACCCAGGCTATCAAAACTACTATTAAATTTAAGGATGTGTAACAAATAATGGCAACAGCAAAGTTGTATGGATCCTTTCTAGGAAAGGCTCTTAACAAGGAAGTTGACTATGACACAGACACCATTAAGGTTGCTCTGTTGACGTCTTCTTACACGCCAAATCAGGACACACATGATTACCTTGATGATGTTGTAGCGAATGAGGTTTCAGGTACTGGTTACACCGCTGGTGGAGCGACTCTTGCAAGCAAGACGCTTACTTATGATGGTGCTAACAATGTAACTGTCCTTGATGCGGCAGACGTAACATGGTCTGCTTCTTCGATTACGGCACGTTATGCAGTAATTTATGATGCTACTCCAGGAACAAACGCTACAAGGCCTCTTATCGGTTATGTTGACTTCGGCTCTGACCAGTCTTCTACCGCTGGAGACTTCACGATTACCTGGGACAGCACTGGAATTGTAAGGCTAACAGTAGCCTGATAGGTAAAAACTATGGACGTGAGAATAGAGGTAGTGGCAGCAGAGTGCGTAGCATTCATTGCTAGCCCAAAGGTTGGGACCATTAAGGTCGTTTCAGAGGTAGTGACTCTCTTGAGTGTTTTCACTACCTCTATTCTTCGTTCCTTGACTGCATTTGGACGTAGCAGCATCAGTGCTGTTGCTCCTGATTTCTCATTTTATGGAGGTGCAGCCGTAGGTTAATCCTGCGGCTATTTTTATGTCTTATAACAACATTTTTACTGACACTTTTACTGCCTCTGATGGAACCACCTGGAACACCAACTGGCATACAGGCTTTTCCACATCAACAGAGGAGCCCAAGGTCAATGGAAACAAGGGGAGAATCATCACCGATTCTGTTGCTAACAGGTATGGTTCTGGTACTACTAAATTGCCAACCACTGACAGCAGGGCAAAGACAGAGTTTGTAGCAACAATCACAAAGGACTCTTCCAGCAGACAGTACATGATTACCCTTGGTGTTAACACCAATGGTGGTAATGGTTCGGCCGGTGGAAAGTTCACATTTAACTATGGAGTGTGGATTGAGACTCCTGGTGATGGAACTGGTATCACGATGTATGCAAAGGATAGCGGAGGAACCACTGTTTCCCAGGCTTCAACTCAAACATGGGCAGTTGGTGCTGAAAAGAACATCAGGTTCCGCTATGACGGAGAAAATGTTCTGCTAAAGGTGTGGACAGGAACTGAGCCTGATGACTGGACCGACAAGTGGGTTCCTTCTGTAACTGTAGGTTCTGGATTTACACTCTTCGGTGTTCACACTTCTGCTTCCGGGGCTTCCCTTGGAGCAACAAATGGTGTATTCATTGACTCGGTGTCAATCAATGATGGTGCCGGTGTTGTCGATGTTCAGTCACCTGTAGCCACCTGCTCATCCTTGATGCCAAGCGTTGGTGTTGATCCCCTGTACCCAATTTTTGATGACCTTAACAGTTATGTGAGTGGTGACTGGACTACAAGCAACGCCACACTTTCTCACACTGGTGGGTTTATCCAAATGACAGGTACGACCACCGCCAACATTGTGACTTACAACAAAATAAAGAAGGCAGTAAATAGACCTTGCCAATTTGTTATTGCTGTTAAGCCAAACCCTCAGACAACATCATCAACCGTCAATGGACTTCTTGTTGGAAGAGTTAGGTTCTGTGAAGACGGTGTTGTCCGTGACAACTACAGCGGTACCGGAACTGTTTCTTATGACAGAAATGAGTGGTATTTGGTTAGAACAACAATCACTGAAAGTTCAACAAGTACAACTGTGTGGAAGAAAGGAACGACTGAGCCAAGTCCACAAATTACTGGCGGCCTGACTCTTTTCAGTTCTGACGTTTCAACTAACCTGAGGACAGACAAGACTTCTGCTGTGTCAGAAACCCACCTAATTGACTACTTCTACATCAATAGGACTGGGGCAACCCTTGTTCTTCCTGATGCTGACGTATTAGTTTCTGCTGCAAC